GTCACACGCAGGAAGAATTCTGACACAAGTATTTTACGGAAATTTGGACCCATCGAACAAAGACATGAGCACAATTAATTTTCACGCAGGCAGCGAGAACCTTGCTCCTTTCGTCCAACAAATTCGTGATTTTAATGTCGAGTTTATTGACTTTATACTAGACAAGCACCGTTCTTTGACTTCACGGTATCGTGCAGATATCATAGAGCCTGGTATGTCAGGTGCGGCTATAACGCCTGAAGATGTCGTGATTCAAGATTTGTTTCTTGAAAATCAAGCTGAACAAGCGGCGTCAGAGCGAATGGTGGCTGAGCTGACCGGAAATTGACTTTTGGTTGGATTTTGATTTTGGTTACGGCGCATTCGCCTACAAATTACAGCATTGAGCCGTTGTCTTATGCAGAAACAATGGCTGAGTGCTATTTTCATAGCACCGTGATCGATTTAGATGACGAGCTGCAATTCAACAGTGAGATGCTTTGCATCCGCGTAGAGGGCGAAGAATGGCTAGACCTCCAGTAAGTTTGATGGAAGACAACGTGCCGTCGCAGATTGCGATGGACGAACTAGCCGCAGAGGTAGAAATCGAATCCCCAGGCGCAGAAATAATGTCAAAAGACATTATGGTCGAGCTTGAGGAAGACGGTGGGGCGATGGTTTCATTTGGTCCAGAGGTCACGGACCGCGGATCGATGGATTTTTATGATAATTTGGCAGAGGGATTGGATGATCGAGTGCTTGATTCGATTGCCTCCGATCTTTTGAGTGAGTATGACGCAAACAAATCAAGCAGACAGGAGTGGGAAGATGCTTATGCTAACGGTTTGGAGCTGTTGGGATTCTCTTATGAGGAAAGATCAGAGCCTTTCCGTGGGGCTACAGGCGTCACCCATCCCCTTTTGGCGGAAGCTGCGGTGCAGTTTCAGGCGCAAGCTTTCAATGAGTTGCTGCCACCTTCCGGCCCAGTGCGCACGGCAATCGTAGGCTCTGCGACCAAGGAAAAAGAAGACCAAGCGACGCGCGTGAAGGAGTTTATGAACTTTTACATCACGAATGTGATGGAAGATTACACGCCTGATATGGATCAATTGCTGTTTTACCTGCCTTTGGCGGGCAGCACCTTCAAAAAAGTGTATTATGACGAGGGATTAGGCCGCGCGGTAAGTAAATTTGTCCCAGCAGAAAATCTTGTGGTGCCTTACGAGGCTGCGGACCTCGAAAGTTGCCCAAATGTCACCCATGTTGTAAAAATGTCACTAAATGAGTTGCGAAAAAAGCAGCTCAACGGCTTTTATCTTGATATTCCGGTGCTTCCAGCGCAATCATCTGATGGCGGGGCTCTCCAGAATGAGTTGGATCAGCTCAAGGGTATCGAACCATCTACGATTGATTATGATTGTACCCTTTTGGAGTGTCATGTTGACCTAGATATTGAGGGTTTTGAGGATACTGGCGAAGATGGTGAGGCAACCGGTATCAAAATACCGTATGTCGTAACTATTTCACAGGATAACGGTCAAATACTGTCGATTCGTCGTAATTATCGCGACGATGATGAGCAAAAGAAAAAAATACAGTATTTTGTGCACTATAAGTTCTTGCCGGGCTTCGGTTTTTACGGTCTTGGGCTTATACACACCATTGGCGGGCTGTCACGGACCGCCACAGCGGCACTGAGGCAGCTAATCGATGCCGGTACGTTATCCAACCTCCCAGCGGGGTTCAAAGCCCGCGGATTGCGTATTAGGGATGATGAGGATCCGCTTCAGCCTGGGGAGTTTCGCGATGTCGATGCCCCCGGAGGGGCTATTCGTGACAGCCTAATGCCGCTGCCGTTCAAGGGCCCAGACAACACTTTGTTCCAATTGATGGGATTTGTTGTTGAGGCCGGTCGAAGGTTTGCAACGATTACTGATTTAAAGGTTGGTGACGGCAACCAGCAGGCTGCTGTAGGCACCACCATTGCCATGTTAGAACAGGGCTCTCGTGTGATGAGCGCTGTTCACAAGCGCTTGCACTATGCGATGCGCCAAGAGTTTAAAATTTTGTCTAGGGTCATGGCAGAAAGCCTGCCCCCTAGCTACCCGTATGAAATCGAAGGCATCTCTTCTGAGATTTTTGCAAAGGATTTTGATGACAGGGTTGATGTCATCCCTGTCTCTAACCCAAATGTTTTTAGTCAAGCGCAGCGTATTGCTTTAGCGCAGACGAAAATGCAGCTAGCTATACAAGCCCCTGAGCTTCATAACATGTATGAAGTGTACAGAGACATGTATGAGGCGCTTGGTGTTCGTGACATTGACAAAGTCTTGAAAGCACAAAGCGAGAAAAAACCTGAACCCAAAGATCCCGCACAAGAAAACATTGATGCGTTGGAAAAATCACCAATGGTGGCTTTTCCTGGACAAGATCATCAGGCGCATATACTGGCTCATTTGGTGTTTGGCGCGTCACCAATGGTTGGCGCTATGGCGGATGTCGCTATGGCAGTTCAAAAACACATTATGTCTCATGTCCAAATCCAAGCTCGCGAAATGGCTGCACAGCAATTACAGTTCGATGGCGAAGGCACGCCTGAACAAAAAATGCAGTTTGAGGCTTTGACCGCCCAGATGGTTGGTCAACTTATGCAAGAAGTTCAACAGCTTAGCAGATCTATTTCTGGGGGCCAGCAAGGTGCGGACCCTGTTGTGGCTCTTAAAGAGCAAGAGCTTCAGATACGAGCACAGGCAGAACAGAATGATGCAGATATTGACCGTCAAAAACTTCAACTCCAGCAAGGCGCTCAGCAGGAGAAGGCACGGCAATTCAATGAGCGCATAGCAAGCCAAGAACGCCAAACACAAGCTAGGATTGACGCTTCTCTTAGAAGAGAACAGATGAAAGGACCGCAGTGATGAGTGTTGTAAAAATCGTAACAAACACGCCCGGCAAGGCTCCAAAAGCCACCAAAACTGAGGGCATGAAAGAGGTAAAAGTCCCCGAGGGCATGGTTCCCATGACAGCTCGTGGGATGGGCGCTGCTAAAAAAGGCGGCTCATATATGGGTTGCAAATGACTGCTAAAAAATCGTTTCAGCGTGACACAAAGTACTCTGAGTACGATTTAGATGGCGACGGCGTAATTACTGACTCTGAGTTGGCTCACGCAAAGGAGATGAAACATGAGGAAGCTGAGCTTCGCAAGTTGTTAGCTCAGCGGCGCATGGCTACTTACACGCTTATTGGTATGGCCGTTTTCACGGTTATGTTATTTATGCCCTTTGTTCCAGATAAACGGATAGAACTCTTGAGTGATGTATCAGATCTGTTTTATATTACCGGTGCGGGCATCGTCGGGGCATACATGGGCGTCAGCGCATGGATGAGCCGCAAATAGGAGAGACCGATGTTGCAAGCGCTGATAGGCCCTATCGCTACTCTTGCAGGGACATTCCTCGAAAAAAAGGTCACTGAGCAAAAAGCCAAGGCTACTCTTGCTCAAACTGAGGCTGAAGCGAAAGCTGAAATAATGAAAACTGCTGCCACCCACGATTCCAAGTGGGAGTTAATTATGGCACAGTCCACTCAGACCTCAATAAAAGATGAAATAGTAACCGTCATTATTCTAATACCCGTTGTATTGGTTTTTATTCCGGGCATGGAAGATGTCGTAAAAAATGGATTTGACCGTCTTAATGAGTTGCCCGAGTGGTATACATATCTGCTGTTTTTAACATGCAGCGCGGCACTGGGAATCCGCGGCTTGGACAAATTCCGAAACATGAAGAGGTGAGATCATCGATGCTATAAGACTTTCCATGTTTGTTCTCGAAAAGATTGACTCTCGCCGAGAACAAATATGCCAAACGCTACAGTTCAAGGGTGTCTCTGACATGGAAATGTACAGAGAATTAATGGGAAACCTAGACTCCTTGGACTTCATTGAACAGGAACTCAAGAGCCTGCTAGATAAACAGGAGCTACTAGATGACTAAGGCTGCGACGCCTATTACGGAGTCACTTTATGTGTCTTCAGAGGACAGAGTCCTCGACCCCTCTCTTTTGGATAAATCTCTCAAAGATCGTATGCCCACCCCAACGGGGTGGCGTATTCTAGTTTTGCCATACAAGGGCAAAGGGAAAACTGAGGGAGGCATCATCATCCCAGGAAAAACTCAAGAGGAATACGACATCGCTACTCAAGTAGGTTATGTCGTAAAAGTAGGAGAGCTTGCTTACGAAGATAACGCAAAATTTCCTAGCGGCGCTTGGTGTAAAGAAGGCGATTGGGTTTTGTTTGCTCGTTATGCTGGGTCTCGTTTGAAAATTGAAGGCGGTGAAGTTCGTCTTTTAAATGACGACGAAATTCTTGGCACTGTCTTAGATCCCGATGACCTAATCCATATTTGAGGTAAAAATGTCCACACAAATTAAAGAAAAACAGGACGAGCTTTTTGATCTTGAAGATCGTGTTGAAGCCGTTGAAGTCGAAATAGAAACGCCGGAAGAATCTACCGTTGAAACTGTGACAGAGTCGGAGGTCGAGAAAGAACAACCTTCCGACGAGGAGCATAAATCAAAAGTTTCGGACACTAAGAAGCGTATTGATCAGC